CTGGGACCCCCTAGGGAACATGATCTGCAAGGCAGACCAGGCTTCCTATCCAATTTGGAAGATCGCCTATTTGGAATCTCCATTGCCTTACGACGAGTTCGCCGAACCTGATATTATCAGGACGGAGGACGGTCAAAAGGTACTCGACGTACACGGAGGAATAGACTCCAGGCTCGGCCTGCTTCTATTTCTCTGGTCGTACCGAGAATACTCGGAATGGAAAGCATCGGGTTCACCGGCACTGCCGATTGACCCGATCCCCATCTCCGAGCCAGGCGTTAAGGCCAGAATTGCAACCAAATCAATGATTTGGATCAACCTGTTCCTTTCGCCAGCCAGCCACTTCATCAAGGATTGCATGTTGCAAATTCCTGGATGTCGTGTTGGCTTACAAGGCTCCGACCATGCTTGGAACTACGAGGCTAGCTGGGCTAGGCATCGAGACAAGTGGTCTGAAGAGCAATGTACGCATATCTCAACCAGTGATCTGACGGCAGCGACAGATTACTTGGATTTCGATCTTGCGAAAAGCGGCATGAAGGCGTTCCTAGATGGGGCACTGCCCGACCTAGGTCCTGCAAGGCAGTACCTTGATGACGCAATAGACCTAAACTGTTCGCCCAGGCTGCTCCTTGAGCTCCCTAGCGCTTTCAAAAAGAAAGGCGGAATCCGCAACAGAAGGGTGTACAAGACTTACACGAAATTTGGATCCAAAGTGGAGTCCACCTTCCGTGGAAAGTCGTATATCGGCTGTCCGACGGTTAGAGGCGTCTTGATGGGGGAGCCCCTCACCAAGATGATCCTCTCCCTCTTCAGTATTTGTGCCGAGCGAAGCGCCCGCGCAAACCCTGGAAGGTTAACCTCGAACATCCGGGAATTCTATACTACGCGATACACGAACAGTCACTACGCGTGTGCTGGTGATGATCACGTAGGTATAGGTAACCTGAGATACCTAGCTGCCATTCCCAAGCGTCTTGAGGCATGGAGCGGTGTTATCTCATGGGATAAGTACTGCATTTCCAAGTATGGAGCGCACTACTGTCAAAACTTCCTCTCGAAACCGGAACCAGGCCTGAAGTACGCATTGCGTCCTCAGAACAGCCTTGGCAAATCGGGCATTGCCCTACCTGTTTCTCGACCGAAGTTTAAAATCGATCACGTGATGCTTCGCCTCCTCTCCGACCGTCGGAAGGTGGGAAGCGCGGTGTTCGAAGAAACTAATCCGTTCCCTGGCAAGGCAAAGCAGCTCAGTGAGGAGCTTTCCTGGCAGGATACGGACTTATCGTGG